GGTGAAATACCTCGAACTGCGAGGCTTTTCTTTTATTCTTTAACACTGCCATAGACGACTCCTTGCGTGCGCCACAAGGGCGCACGATTTTAGATTAGACAGAAAGCCGGCCGGACGCCAAGGGAGTACGAAGCGCCGTAGTCGTCCGCATAGCCGGTGGAGGCCACATGGGCGAAGGACGTCGCCGACACAACGTTTCTCAACCAGTAAGTCGTCCTGTTTGAAATCATATCCGGACGGAACCTGAAAAGGTTCAGCTGCTTACAAGCCACGCTATACTTGGCCGGAACGGTGGAGCCGTCCGAAGTAGGCTCGAAGAATGAGCCGCCGTAAACCATAGCCTCGCTCATAAGCTCGATATCGGAATCAAACCACGCGCCGCCGCTGGGCTTTCCATTCGTGACCGCGTTGCAATGATACTCGCGGTGGGTCAAGATATGAGATGTGCCGAAGGCGTTCCTGATGGTGGTCTTGGCCGTCGCAAGATTTGTGGTGTACATCTTGGAGCCGGTATAGCCGCCCGCGGTAGTATTCGAATCGTTCATCTTTTCGTTATAAAGAGCCGTGTCAGGAACCACCACCACGTGATGTGCCGTGCATTCCGTATCACCGGAGCGCAGGAAGTAATCAAAGTCCGCGATCCTATACACCACACCTCCGATTGTCCAGTAGTCGCCGATATACATATCGTCGAAGGTTCCGGCCACGATAGCGGCGTGCTGTTCCTCCGTGAGCGCGGTTCCGAGGCTCTTGCCTCTGTAAATTGAATTATGGAACCCGGCTCCAGATCCTCCGAGCATGGTTTCCAGCATCGTGATTTTTTCCGCTGCGTCGGCCACGCCCTCCGCGTTGTCATTGATTGCGGCCACGAGGTCGTCCTTGTGCTCTGTTTCGAGCAAGGTCAGGTCGCCCGCGATAAGCTCCTGCAGCGAGGACAGAGCCAGCCTTTTAACTCCGGTTCCGTCGTTGCGGCGGATCAGTATCACGTCGGCAAGGTCGGCCGATCCGGCCAAGTCCATGTCAGCCCATCTCCGCCCATTTTCAACATCGATTGTCATTTTCCGTTCCTCCTTTGCTTTTATGCTTCTTTATATTTCCAGTCGGCGATGATCGCATAACCATCGTCGTCAAGAATAACTTCTCCAGCGTCATTGAGCGTCGGTGTGAAGAAGTCATTCTTCGTGTTCATGTACTCAATGAGCGTGATGCGCTCCTCATGGTTGGCCGCGATAGCCGCGAGCCTTGCAGCCGGTTCAGGTTCCAGCGCGTCGTGTATCTCCTGAAGCCATGCATAAAACGCCGTCTGCTGTGCATCCGTCCATTGAAGGACGCTTTGCTGCTGCTGGGCTTCCCACGCTTCAAACTGCGCTTTTTCCGTGGCCTCGTAATCCTGAATATCGGCCATATAACCGTGGTACTGTTCCAGCGTTGCGACCTGATATTCCTCGAAAAACGCATCGAATTGAGCCGTCAGGGTGGAAGCGTCTACCTGCGTAATCATACCGGCACAAATACCGCAAAGCTCCGAGTTATACCGGAGGTCGGTTATATTGGCCTGTGTAATCTGTGTCGCGCCTTTCCCGACGTAAACGTCGGCAAGGGCCAGCTCCCACACATCGGCCGATCTTGTGACGGCCGGTGCCACCGGTTCAGCAGAAACCGAGCCCTTTAATACGTCAATGAGCATCATGCGGTTTGTTAAATCCCAGCGCAAAACAAAGCGGTCGATGCGGTTTAGAGCGCCATCGGCCATGTCGAGCTCTACAATGTAGTCGCTCACGTTTCGGAACGCGTAACCGTTTATAAAGCCATAGCCGGGCTTGACCGCAATCTCCATGTTTCCGTTGGCCGTAACCTGAAGCCCATTTGAGGGGTTCGGGAACACGCCGTTGGATATAAAGGTCGCAAAGTACCAAGCCCAGTCCTCCGCCTTGCACGCACGGTCGGCACCGATACTGTTGAATGGTAAATAATTAGCCATGTCCTTTTACCTCGCCTTTCTTATTTTGTCGAGGAGCGTCGGCGCGGACTCGCCGAACGTGACCTCAAGCGTCGCTTTCCCCTTTTCAAAGGTCTGCGTTATTTCCGTTATTCGTGAATTGATCGTCAGGCCCCAGCGCCTTTCCACACACGTTACGCGGTCGCCCATATCGAAGTCCTCCTTGTATCGAAGGTTGGACTGCGTATTGATAGACGACTCAAAGCTATGCGTCTCGATCAGGCCGTCCAGCTCTGTATTGCCCCGGGTAACAAGCATTTGTCGATACTTGGCCACCGGAATAGGAGTGGAGCTTCCGGATCCATCCTCCGCGTTCCGGGCAATATCACTGGCGTCAATCAGGACTTCCAGAAGGGCCAGCCCAGAGGCAAGCTCCCGGTCGACCGTGACAACTTCCTGCACGTTCTGATCATCAGCGGCCCCGCGCACAAACGCGTAATTTTTATAATTCTCCGTGCTGTCCTCGTATTCCTGCTCGTTGACATTGTCAAAGTCACGAGAGAAGATGCACGGCGGGTTTCCGGCCGTGTTTCCGCTTGTAAGGTTCCGGCCATCGTAAAGATAAAAGCCGTAGAGCTTCGAGCGTTCATTTACAAGGATGTCATATCCGAGCTTTCCGGATTGGCATACGTCCCGGACTTCATCGCCGAGGGCTTTCAGGGCCTCGTTTGAATACTCGAACGAGTCGCCGCCGTAATCGTCCTGCGGAAGCACGACGAAATGCGGGAAGGCTCGCTTGGCCCCGGCCTCGCTTCCGACATTCTTTGAAATCAGGAGGTTCGTTATCTGCTGGCACGTTCCGTTTAGCTGTATTTGAGGATTGATAACCCTCTGATTAAGCCACCGGCCGAGCATATAGCCCTGCGCCTCGATCTGCTCTTGGCCCTTCTCGTCTTTCGTGTACCTGATAAAGGTTATCTCGGCCGCCCGGCGCCAGTTTTCGTCGTCGCCATCCGTGAAGTCGATATATTCGTCATGCTTGATAACTATGTTTCCGGCCACAAGCAATTCCTTGTTATTTTCAGTAATAGGAGCGAGGAGCTTTACTTCTCCCACGCTAAAATAGCGCATCGTCCATATACAGCTCGCCATCTCATCGACAAGGCCGAGCGGGTTCAGCGCTTTATCAAATACTCGTAGATCCATAAATCAAACCCCCAAATACATGGCGTTGAAGGAAAGAGTAACGTCCAGGCTGTCAAGCCCCGACTCCGCGTCATAGCGGAATACATTGTCGCCGATATCCAGCTGCATGAAAGTCGAGTCCACGTCAATATAGCGATAGACGTTTGATTTCACGCCCGCGCGAGTAAGCACGACGGTTTTCTTGCCGTAGCTCGTATCGATATCCACCACGTCGCCAGCGTAGAGCGTCATATTCAGCTTCAAGAACTCCCTCGTATTTACATTTAGGAGGCTCGGGCCGGTGAGCTGGCCGAGTGCTTTCAGCTTTATGCGCATACCGGTGGCCACGTGTCCGGGGTTATAAACGTCAACGATCAGGGACTCCTCACGATAGCCGAAGATCATGCTGGTCGGGTCATCCTTATCAATAACCGTCGGAAATATCCACGCACCGATCCATGACGCGATATCTTCGCGGGTTTCCTGCTCATCCTTCCAGAACGGGTCGAGGCACTTAAAGCTGATATCAAACAGCTGCGACGCCGCTTCCTTCGACCGGTAGAACTCCGGAGTGCCGTCAACCTTCGCGCCTATTTTCTGCATGAAGTCGCCATATATGTAATACAGCGTCCCTTCCAGCTCCGGGTTAAGGATCCGGAGCGCTTCACGTCGGAGGCGCAGCTGCGCCTCCTTGTGTTCATCTTTTATTTTTCCGGTAAGAGCAATGTCGCGCGGCTCAATCCGGACGCCGACATAAGTATCGCCGTGCTGGCCCATACTCGACGTGCTGTAAATCGTGTCCTTCAGGTCCGAAATTCCGGTCACATCTTTTGACACGTTTACGTGGTACACGGAGCCGATCCCGAAGGTGATGCTCTCGCCACGGCTGTTCTTGTAAATTAACTGCTCGTATAATTCCATCAGATAGTCCTCGCAATCGCTTTAAATTCTCGCGCCGCTGCCTTCTGCTGTTCGGAATAGCTTGTCTCGTTTGCGTAAATTTCCTGTGTTACCTGAATAGGACGAACACCGGTTATCTCGCGGAGCATTTCGGCCATGTAGGTGGTCATTAGCTGCATTTGCTGCAGCAATTCCGAACCGGCTCCCGCCCCGGATTCCTCCCGGACGATCTGCCGCAAATCATCAAGCGCGCCGACGAACTCCGGCCGCTTCTCGCCGACACCAATAACAGACGGGCTGTCGAAAATACCGCCGTGGTCATACCACTTAACATCGAAGGATGGGAGCTTTCCCTTTCCGCCGATACCGTAAGGAGCCTCGCCGCCGTCAACGCTGATATGCGGGAGCTTAATATCGAGCTTCAGCGTAATATCAAACAGCTTTTTGATTTTCGCAATCACTTCGGCCACCGCGTCATGTGCGGCTTGTATTTTATCCGCAAACGCTTTTCTTATAGCCTCCATTTTTTCGGATACCTTGGAAGCCATCTCGCCCATTTTACTGTCGAACTTGCCCTTGATATCCGAGAGCTTACTATCGACGGTTGACCTTGCGTTTTCCAGCTTGCTGGAGAAGTAGTTCTTCACAAGCTCGAGCTTTTGGCTGGCCACGTCGGCCGCCGCCGTGAGCTTCGTGGAGAAAAAGTTATAAATAGCCGTCAGCTTCGTATCCGCGTAGGAACGCGCCGCTTCCAGCTTGCTGTTAAAATAGTTCTTCACGGCCTCGAGCTTTTGGCTCACGAAATCAGCGATAGCCGTCAGCTTGGCCGAGAAGAAGTTATAAATTGCGGTCAATTTTGCATCGACCGCCGCCCTCGCGGCTTCGAGCTTCGTCGTGAAGTAGTTCTTCACGGCCTCGAGCTTTTGGCTCACGAAATCAGCAATGGCCGTGAGCTTGGCCGAGAAGAAGTTATAAATTGCGGTCAGCTTCTGATCCACGAAAGCGGCCACCGCCGTGAGCTTGGAAGTGAAGAACTGCTTCACGTTCTCAAGCTTTTGGCTAACCGTATCCTTGACCGCTGTCATTTTGGTTTGCACCGTGTTGGCGATAGCGGAGAGCTTGCCGCCGGTGAAATTATCCGCAAAATTCCAGCCAAGAGTGATCCGCTGCTTGACGGCCTCCATCGAAGCCGCCGCGATACCTTTCATGCCGCCGCCGTGTGCCTCGTAGGCGTTCTTGATCGCGGTCATGCTGTCCGTGGCCGTCTTTTTGATTACTCCCCACACAGCGCTGACCGTGATGCCAAGATTTGAATTATTCCAGGCGTCGCGCATCTCGCCGATTTTTGTCCGCACGCTGTTGGCCATATCGGATAGCTTTGTCGTGACGTTGGTATACATTTCCACGGCCTTATTTTTTACATTGGTGGCCGTTTCCGTGAGCTTCGTCTTTACGCTGTTGGCCATGTCAGACATTTTCTGCTTGATGTCGATTCCCTGTGACGCGAACATTTCAGTAATAGCCGTAAGTATGCCCTGAAGGGGAGCGGTCAGCGTATTAAATACGCCGAGTGCGATATTTTTAATGCCAGTCCAAGCCTGATCCCAATCGCCGTTGATAATCCCGCAGAATAACTGAATTATGCCTTGTATAGACTGCATCGCGCCGCGCAGCATAGTGGTGATTTCCTTGAACACGCCCTCGAAAAGCGGAGCAAAGGAATTACACAAAAACGTCCAAGCAGCGCTTATAGCCTCGCCGACGGACTGGAAATCGAAGCCCAGCGAATTGATTGCCTCGAGGATCCCGGAAGTCGCCTCGTCGAAGGTAGCGGTCACCTCGGCCCACATAGCCGTGATCTTGTTTCTGAAATCCTCGTTGTTCTTCCAGAGCGTTACGACCATAGCGGCCAGCGCCGCGATTGCAGCCACGGCAATTCCCACCGGGGAGGCAAGAGCGCCAAGCGCACCACCAAGGCCACCGGCACCACCCGCTGCTCCGGAGAATACCCCGGCCAGCTTTGTAACCGCTCCGGTGATCTGCGGAGCAAACTGCATCAGCTTTCCGGCACCGACAAGGAGCCGACCGCCGACGGAGAGCACCGGGCCGAGTGCCGCAGCGAACAAAGCCGCCTTGATAATCATCTGCCGGGTTCCCTCGTCCATATTATTCAGTTTATCCACGAACTCCTGAATTTTAGAGACGATATTCCGGATCGTGGGCATAAGAATATCGCCGAAGGAGATGGCAAGCTCCTCCAGCTGTGATTTCAGAATGGTCGCTTGGCCGCCGAGGTTGTCCTGCATAACGGCTGCCATCGCCGCAGCTTGACCTTCGTATTCCTCGACAATTTCCGCGCCGGATGCCAGTGCTTCCGATAACGGAATAATAGAGCCGTCGGCTGTCTTAACCATAGTATCCGACGCCGTACCGACCGCGTTATTTAATTTGTTCCAATCATCATCGGATGCGTTGACGATGGCCAATAGTCCGGACATACCGCGCTGCCCGGCAAGCATAGCAGCGGCGCGTGCCTTTTCCGCGCCCTCCGCGCCGTATGCCTGTTTGATAAGCTCCTCCAGCTGCTTATCATACTTCGACTGCGTAATGGAGCCGTCCTCCAGCTGCGCGTCGAGCTCGGCCACCTGATCATTAAACTCGCTTATCGGCATATTGATCTGTCCGAAAGCGCCTCGCATCTGTTCCATGATCTCCTTAAAGGAGTACATACGGCCCTCGCCGTCATAGAGTGAAAGGCCGAGTCTGTTCATGGCCGCCTCGGCTTCCTTCGGCTCTTTGGCCATACGAGTAAAGATATTATTAAGTGATGTTCCGGCCTGTGACGCTTTGATGCCGGAGTTGCCCATTAGTCCAATAGCCACGGACACGTCCTCGATGGAGTATCCAAGAGCGCCCGCCGTCGGTGCGCAATACTTGAAAGACTCGCCCATCATAGAAACGTTTGTGTTCGCATTTGCAGCCGTAGCCGCGAGAACGTCCGCAAAGTGTCCGGAGTCGGATGCCGTAAGCCCAAACGCAGTCAGCGCGTCGGTCACGATATCGGAAGTCGTGGCCAGCTCCTCACCGGAAGCCGCCGCAAGGTTCATAATACCGGATACGCCCTCCAGCATATCATTTGTTTTCCATCCGGCCATAGCCATGTAGCTCATAGCATCGGCCGCCTCGGATGCGGAGAACTTCGTCTGCGATCCCATCTCGCGAGCCTTCGCACGAAGGGCCTCAAAGTCCTCACCGGTAGCGCCTGAAATAGCAGCCACGTTGCTCATGGATGAATCGAAGTCGGCAGTTATCTTCACCGCAGCCGCACCGACCCCCAATATCGGAGTCGTAACGCGCCTCGTCATTGTATCGCCGACGCGGGCCATACCGTTCCCGAATGCCTCGACCTTTTTTCCGGCCGCCGCAATAGCTTGTGCTCCGGCGGAGCCGAAATTATCCATTTCCTTTGTGAGCCCTTTCAGCTTGGACTCCGTCAGGTCGATCTCGGTCTGCAGCGCTCTATATTCCTCACTGTTTTTATCCACTCCGGAAGCGTCCATTTGACGCTGCGCCTCTTTCAGAGTGTCCAGCTTTTCTTTCGTTTCCTGAATTTTAGCAGCAAGAAGGCCCTGCTTGTCCCGGAGCAAATCAATGTTTCCGGGATCCATCTTCAGGGCCTTTTCTACTGCGGAGAGCTGTGTCTGTGTGCTCTTTATGGACTTTTCAGCTTGGGACAGAGCGGTCGTTAGTTTCGTAGTATCCGCGCCGATCTGAATTGTAATCCCTTTTATGCTTCCAGCCATATTTCATACCTCTAAAAAGCGTCGAAGTCCGCTTGTACCGCAGCGCGGTCTTTAACCCTGACCTCCGTCCGGTTTTCCGGTTCGTCGTCATTGTCCCTCGCGGCTTCTCGCATATTGTTCCACTCGATGATGTAGTCCACCCACATCCCGAGAGTTAAACGGTCAGCATCCTGCATCCGCAGCCCGCGCGAAAGGCCGGCTGCGAGGATGCGTTCGATGCTTACTTCTTCGTGGTCGTCTTTTTCGGCCCCGGTTTCTTCTCTTCCTGAACCGGAGCCGGAGATTTTTTTGTTGCAAAGCAGGACGTTATCGCCTCCGGCATAATCTCGTCCACCAGATCCCCGGCCGGGAACTCCTCAAACGATGCGATCCACTTAAGCGGCTCCGGAATATCCGAGTCGATAAGTTTTGCCATCGCCCAGGCAATCTCCGCTATGCCGACAAAGCCCAGCTTCTCATAAGCGATATAACCGAGCTCCACCGCATCATCGCTCTCGTTCATTTCCCGGATGATGGGAAGCAAGAGCTGCGCGGGATCCTTACCAAACTGCGACTTGTAGATAAAAGTCCATGCAAAAGAGGTGCTGAATTGCACCTCTTTCTCGCCAAACTGTAAGGTTTTAGTCATTTATGAGCACCTCCTTAACCCTGTGCTGCGTACTCGTAAGGAGCGGTTCCATACCAGTCAGCATAAGCCGTGTCAGCTTCCTCGGCGCGTGCCTTAACGTGATGGTTGTCGAGTCTCGGAATAGCGGAAAACTCGAGCTCGGGCGTGTTGGGATCAACCTTGTCCTGCTTGGTGCTGGAGCTAACCGATGAACGGGTGGCCTTGCAGCGATAAAGCAGGTGTCTGCGCTTGGAAGCGTCGCCCTTGAACTCAAACGCCATAGCGAACTCCTTGGGAGCCACGTTCGCGTCCTCGAAATGCGCACCGTTCGCATCCACGACCTCGCCCATGACCTCCTCGTTGAACTCGTCCGGAATGTCCGCAAGGGTAAGAGTTCCCTTATAGCCGTTGTTTGCGACGCCCTGATAATAAATATCGTCGTCAGCATAGAACGGATCGGAGCTTCCCTCGGGATCCAGCTTCAGCTCCACGGCTCCGGGGATCTTGATCTTGGTGCCGTAGGTGGGAACGCCCGCGTCGCTGGTTGCCGTGATAGGCCAAACATGGACGTTCGATAAACCGTAAGTAATCTTGTTTTTCATGGCTTTATATCCTCCTTGTGAATTTGCGGCCGGTTATACTTCGTAGAGCGTCTCGTAGAAATTCTCCGACTCGATATAAACCGTGTCCGCTGCCAATGTGTAAAAAATCTCGTTCTCGTCGAGTAGCGCCTCGACTTTTTCCATGAGCTCCATCATCTTTTCCGGCGTGGTAGCATACAGCTCCAAATCGACGCCACCGTCCTTTGTGTAGGTTTTGTCGTCAGCCGAAAAAGGAAGCCCGGCCACTCTGCGATAAATCAAAAAAGGAGGTGGCACGGCTTCCTTTTGCCGGAAGTGGTCATAACGATAATCGATGCCGTCGCTCTGCTTTATCGCTTCGCATATAGCTTTGATTTGTTCATCCTTCCTTTGCAATTCTCTCCAATGCCTCCTCGTAATTCCTGATTGCCTTCTGCTCGGCCGGTGCGATGTGCGGCCTTGCTGATACGTGGCCATAAGTCCGACCGCCGCGCTTTAAGGCGTGGCCTTTTTCCAGTAGATGCGCGAGCTGGTATCGTGACCGGTTATGCACCGTGTACTCAAACCAGAGCCCGGAGGTTTTTTCCTCCGTGACCGTCCACCCTTTCCGGTATCGGCCCGACTGAACGGGTGCGCCCGCTTGCACTTCCTGTTTCGCTATTTTTGCGACTTTCGCGGCCGCCTTGTGTGACTTCTCCTTGACGCTGTCGCCGTACTCCTTCAGGATGTCCGACATGGCCTTGTCAAAGTCCATCACGCTAACCGTTCTGGCCATTATTTTTTCCCGGTCGATTTGCCGCCGGATTTGGCCGATTTGGCGGTCGTTTTCTTTTCAGCGGGTATTTTATCCTCCGGAGCGGTTTCGGCCGTCTGTGGGGCTGTCAGAGGGGCAGAATTGCCTTTCTCGTTCGTTGCCTCCACTATACCGGCCTTGACCAGCTTGCTGGCCCTTGCCTCCGGAACATCAATTAGCTGTCCCTTTTCTCCGAATACCCTGCCGGATACAAAGGACTTTAATACCTTGACTTTCATGTTCCACCTCCTGATTCCATCGCCACCTGAACGGACTGCAGCTCCCAAAGGTCGACGCCGCGCTCGGGCTTTTCCTGAATCCGGAGGATCCAGTATTGCCGGTTGTCCGCTGTTCTTACGACGGCGATGTCCATTCGGTCAGCAACATTGTTATGCGGTACTTTGATAACCCGATCAATCCGGCTCGATGATACCGATAGCTGCGCTTGGTAGTAACGGGTCACTCCGACCGTTTGCTGCTCGAATCTGAACGAGCCTTTCAGCTCCCCGAGCTCCCGGCCATCGCCTTCCGCGTACACGTCGACAATGCCGTCCGGGAATGTTTCAACCTTCTGATTTGGACGCATTTTCGACCTCCCACTTAATCCGCAGCCCGACTATGTCGGACAGATAATTTTTTTTGAACTGATCCAAAGCACCGGCGCGGTCATAGAGCAAGTAATTAAACAAAAGCTCCTGCGCCCGGTCGTTCACGCCGTCACCTTCAAAGGCGGACGCTTCCACGCCCGTCTTTGAAGTGATGTAGGCAATCCCGCGCCTGATCTGTCCGGTCAGCTTTCTATCCGCAGCTTCATCGTCCCACGTTATGTCGAGAAAGTTTTTAGCTTCGGCCAATAAAGCCTCCGATACTTCAATGGCGCTCATTCGTTACCTCCTTCTTACGCTTCGACGCTCTTAACCTCCAGATAGGTAGGCTCGAGGTTGCTGATATCGAGACGAAGGAAAGCGTTGTCGTCCTTCGGACGGCCGTTGCTGTATGCAACGATCTTGTAATATCTGTTGTCCTCGAGGAACTTGTAGTCGTCGGAGAACTGGATGCCGCGCTTGCCGCCGACTCCGAGGAAGTATCTCTTGCCCATGCCAAGGATCGCCTCGCCCGCTGCCACGGCCACGGACTGGATGACCTGTGTGGGAACCGGAAGCACGTCGTTCACATAACGGCCCTCGGGAGTCATAAGGGTTGTTGCGGGCATAACGGTCTTGTAGTAATCCACGGGGTTAACCACGAGGATCAGGCCGCGAACTGCACGAGGCTTGCCGTGCTGGTTCTTTGCCAGCTTGGAGACGAGGTTGCCGTAGCTCGCACGTCCGAAGTCGGTTACAGCGATGGCGTCCTTCTTGGGATATACGCCGCCGACAACTTCCACATCGTCAGCCACGGAACGATCCATGCCGATAGGCATATCCTTGCCGGTTCCGGTAACGATTGCGTTCTCGTAACCGATAGCAAGCGCCTCTGCAAGACAGGTTCTGATGTAGGTGTCGAGCCACTTCGCACCGAGCTCCAGCATATCGATGGAAATAGGCATCCAAGCGGAGAGCTTGAACTGGCCCATCTCGATCTCTGCGAAGCCGCTGGCGATCTCTTTTGTGATCTCGCTTTCAAGGGCTCCCCATGTAGCGTTGTCGCCAGCATCGGTGTTCACGAGGAACTTCATAAGCCCGGTTGCGTTCACGGTATCGACTGCCGCAAGGAGAGGATGCTCCTGCTTCATATCCTCCATGACCTCGTTGATGATGGTCAGAGGGAAGGTCTTGTCGGTGTTGGTAAGCGCCATCATGGCGTTGTTAGCGCCGGAAGCCTTCATGGAGTCGATGAGGTTGTTGTAGAAAGTCTCCTCCTCGGCTGTGAGCTGGCGGATACCGCGCTGTGCAAGAACAGCCGCGTCAGCGGTTCCCTGCATTGCTGCAGCCTGTTCGATGATGGAGTCGTGGATGTTCTGGAACATCTCCTGAAGACCGGCCTCGAACTCCTCGGTGTTGCCCTCCTTCGCTGCATTAGAAATGCGCTGTGCGATCTCAAGCTGTGTCTGGTTGATAGCATCTTTGTTTTTCATTTCTTTGTCCTCCTTTGCCTTCCGGCTTATTTGAGATTAAAAAAACCTTTATGTCCCACCTTCGCCGGATTCGGCGTAGGATTGGTGGCGATAAATGAAGCTGCAAACGCTTTGATACGCGCTACAAGCTCCGGATCCTCACTCATAGCCGCGGATATCCTGCTGAATACATCAAACAAATCCGCATAAGAGTGAACGGAATTGATGAACTCGCGAAGCTCGTCGGCCACGCCTTCCTCAAATCCAATATTGACGGCCCCGAGCACCTTCGGTTTCGCGCCCATGACCGCGTCCATGATTGTATTCTGCCTTGTTACGGCCGCCATGATTGAACGCATCGCGTCATTTCTCGGCTCCCCGTCAGGCTCGTCCTCCGCGATCTCGGTTGCGAAGCCATAACCGACCGCATCCTCCGGAGTGATCCAAGACTCCGCGCGAAGCATCGTGCGCAGTACCTCCTCGGAGATATTGATGCCGCATTCGATATAGGCCGCAATGGCCGCCGATGTAATAACATCCAAGTCCTCCGACGCCTTGCGGAAATCGTCCGCGTTTCCTTCAGCGTACATGGACGCCTGATGGATGAACAGCAACGATGCAGGCTGCATGATACGCCTCTGGCCCGCGCAGAAAATCACAGACGCTGCGGAAGCCGCAAAGCCCTCGCATATAGTCGTGACGTTGCGGGTTTTCAAGGTGTTATAAATAGCAAGTCCCTCTTTGACCTCGCCGCCGTTTGAGTTGATGTGGACGGTGATCGCGTAATCCTCCGGGATATTTGCCACCTGATTTGCCAGGTCATAGCTCGACTGGTCGGAGCTGGACTGCAGCAAACCGGACAGCCCGCCACGGTTGGAGGCGATATCGCCGAAGATATAAATATCGGCCGAGTGTTCCGCTTCATTCCGCGTCAGACTGAAATATGGCACGGGAGCTTTAGCTTTCACCGTCGCCGTTTCCGTCGTCTTTCCCATCTGTTTCCTCCTTTTCTTCATTTTCCGGTTGGGTTGCCGGTTCTGTTGGTGTACTATCAACACCCTCGAGCAAATCCTCGACGGTGCTGTAGTTCTTTGTCATCCAGTGCTGCCAAGCCCATGGCTCGTCTATAACGTCAAGGCCGAGCCGCACGCGGATATCATTTATACAGAACGCGCCGGAGCCGATCAACTTGTCGATAGGGTTGGCCACGTCGAACAAGTCGGTGTATCGAACCCCCGCGTAGTTCGCGGATATATAAGTGCCATTAAACACAAGCTGCTGGCCGTATAGCTTCCGGTTTACCTCCTGAACAATAGCGTTCACAATAGGCTGGACGGGAGCCGTCATAAATGCCTTAAAGTCCGCATCCGTGACGGCTTTACCCAGCGCAATAGAGGAGGGAATGCCAAATGCCTGCGCCGTTAATTCCATGATGTCGTTCATCATATTACGGATGTCGCGCGTTCCCTGAAGGTCGGCCTTGCTGGAACCGCCGCTCGCCGTGCGCTCCGTGAAGCTGTATCCCTTGAACAGAGGGAGCACCGCGTTTTCCGCTGTGAAGTACTTCTTGAATTTTTCGGTTACAAGATCCTCGTATGTTTCCTCGAAGTCCGGCTCGGCCTCGGCCGTGTCGTCAATATTCAGGATGCCGCGCATTCCGGCTTGCCTGATATAGTTCGAAGTCGCCGCCCTCATAAGACGGCCCTCCGCCGACGCAATAGCGATCAATATACGCTTGATGCGCTCGCCCTCGATAGTGAAGTGGAGCACGTCAGCCGCCGCGAAGGTTCCCGGAATGCTCTCGCCGTTCACGCTGATATCGTGGTATATGTCCCCGGTCAGGTGATTCTCTACTCCGAAAGAGTCAGCCACATACCGAGAGCCGCGCCACTCGACAACAAGCGCCTCCTGTTCCGAGTAAAGCTGGCCCACCAGCTTCTGAAAGAACTCCTCCTTCGTTTGGTTCGGGTTCGGCGCATAATTCCACGCCCAGTATTCCTTGGCCTTGACGCGCTTGGTGCGTCGGTAGGTTTCCCACTCGACCGCTGCGACCGCAGACCCTATTTTCCGGACGCAAGTCCAAAACGCCATGCGCTGGAGATAAATCTCCAAACCGACCACGGCCGTCCCGATCTCATTGTCGAGGAAATCACCGACCGCGACCTCTGTGCCGCCGTCAGGTTCATCGTCGGACTTTCTTAAAATCCATTTGAAAAAATTAAATGCCATGTCTGTCTCCTTAATACGTCGCCACGTCCAGCTTCCGGCGCGGCTTCGTTCTGCGCTCTATAATCTGATCCTCGCAGGTCATAGCCGCCGCCAGCGCCATGAACGGGTCGGTTTTTCGGCTCTTGGCTTCAATCTTGCCATAGACGTAGTTTCCTAAATCCTGATCGGACTGCTGGCCAATCTTCCGGCCGTACCGGATGAGCTTCGTGTTATTCGTCGCCCACCGGAGCTCCGGAGCATCTCCCCACGTGAACCACTGATTGACAAAGCAGCTGTCGATCACCGGAGCGACTCGCATAATATCCGACGGCCGCACCAGCTTCAGATTTTTATGCTCCTTATCAAACCCCAGCGCGGAAAGGTAGCGCGAGAGCAGAGCAAACCGGAAGTCATCGATTGCCACGGCCCGGATGCTGTATGATAGCTTCATCGCATCCAAGTAGTCGGTTATAATCTCCGGATGTATCTCCACGTCGTCCACGATTGTGAGCCGTCCGTTTGCCGCCCATTCCTCCCACGGGCATTTCAGCCGAGGGATGTCCTTGCTGGCCGAGCACATCCACGAGTGCGATATATCAAAGCGCTGGTCGCCCTGTTTAAAGTGAAGGCACACCGACGCCCAGTCCGTGAGCTTTGTATAGTCCACACCAGCGACGCAAGTCCATCCGGACAGATCCGGAAGCTCGCGATTCGTCGCTTTGATGTTTGCATAGTCCGTGACCTGAATTTCCGAGCTGCCGTCCGATACGTTCATGCGCTTTGTCATAAACGCCGGAAGGCGCTGCGGGCTCTTTTTCCAGTCCCGGTATTCCTTCTCGATCTCGAGCTGTAAGCTCGGGAGATAAGGGAGCGAGGGGTTTGCCTTTTCCCAATTCCTCGGGTCGTGAACCTCCTCCTTATCGTCCAGGCGGCAGATAAACGGTAGCAAGCCGTTGTCAGCATCGCCGCCGAAAAGAATGCCCTCGGACGTATCCAGCAAATCATCAAGCGGGCCTTCCCGCACGTCGCCGTTGGTCGTAAAATACGACCGCCTCGGATGCGGGTGCTTTCCGAGGCCGGTTGTAAATACATCTATGTTTTTATAATTCTCGTATTGATGAATCTCGTTAAAAACGACGATCCCGGAACGCATCCCGTCTTTGCCTTTCGGGTTGTTCGTTCGGCCCCGGATCTGCGCTTTCGTTTTCAGCGACTCCACCGATTCCTTTTTCCAGCTAAAAAACTTTTTTAACAGCTTCTTCTTCTCGGAGCTGTCAAAAGCCTCGACGATATCCAGCACCGGCCGGAGCGCCTGTTCTTCATTGTTCGCGCAGATATCCACGTCGTAAGCATGGATCCCGTTATAAGGCGATGCCAGGCACACGCTTTCAAGTGCAATCGTGCCGTCCTTGCCAGCGCCACGCCCGATCATACAAAACAAGTCCGGCCACCTCGGCAGCCCGGAGTCCCGCCAGTATGTGCAATCATGGAGCGTTATTACAAAGTCCTGCCAAGGGAACAGCTGCTCAAACGGAAAATACCGCGCGAGCGATACATAACGGTCGGCCTGTTCTTCGTCGACGTATATGTCCTCCGTATCAAAGCAGTGCTTCACGTGCGCAACAAGAGCTTTGACCTCCTTGCTTGCCTTCAGCTCACCAGACTCGACCGCATCGATAAACCCTTGAATGTGCGGACTGTACTTTTTAGAGCATCTCCTCATCGTCCACCGCGCCGTTCATAACCGGCCCTTCTGCAAAGGTCGTTATTATTTTAATCAGCGTCTGGACAGTCTGGTTTGCCGCAGTGCTGGTTTTGTTGTATTCCGTGATGGCGGGATTGGCCACGAGGTTCTTTCGGCCTTTCACATACTCCTTTGAAATCAGGAGCTCGCCGTCTTGGATCTCCTTTTGTAGTCGGGTCAATGTATTCAGCTGCACCTTGTACCGGTTGAACGTCGTCTGAAAGAAAAAGTTCTGTTCAACGCCGCCTTCCTCGGCCAGCCTGATCAAATCCTCGGCGGCTTTATTCAGCCCGACTTCTTGCTTCGGCGCTGTTTTCTTTTTTTGTGTCGCCATAATAGCTGCCTCCGTTTCCAAGCATGAGCAGGTCGTTCCGCTTTAGCCTTGGCCGCTCCCATGACGGCTCCCATGTTGCGAACCGTTCATCCTGCGGCCGTGACTCCGCTTTGCCCTTTTCGATAAGGTCAACCGCCTCTACTATCATCGACACGCCGAGCGGAAAAAGCTCGTGCCACAAGTCGTGATAGTCCCACGCCGGATCAATAAATATCATTTGTTGCAGAATAATATCCCCGCCGTCGCAGCGGTCGGTCAGCTTGTAGATCGTGCCGCCGGTCACCGGATCGCCCATGTGGACGGCCCAGCGCACCGCGTCCTGTCCTCTGTGTCGAGGAAGGAGGGAAGGGTGGAACCCGATGCCACCATAACGGCACTTATCACAGCACGCGCCTGAAATAATCCAGTGCGAGTGCGCGGAAATAATGAGCTCCGTCCCCTCCGGGATCATTCTCGCTGTAAGCGCCTCACAATCCGAGACGATTGGGATATTATTTAACATCGCCACGCCGACCATCTTGTCTTTTAACCGCTTCTGCGGGGCCGGTGCGATGCCGGTTATCTCATGGCCAGCCGAAAGGAGCGCCTTCAGGACTTCCCTTCCGAAAGTTTTCTGGCCGCAGATAAATATCTTCATGTGCCGCGTACCTCCCCGATATACTTGAAGCCCTGAACCGCACGGAAGTGGCCGCCGTATCCGCTGCCGACGATCCGTTTTCCCTGTTTGGATTGCGACCGCTGAATAGAAGCGTGGCTCCGTGATTTATTCCCGCCGTAAAGCATCGCGCTCACCTGCACCCACTTCTTGGAGTGCCGGAGATAGCCGCAAAGCTGCGGGTGGCTCGTGTGAAAATACGTCGGGAGCTTTTTACCGTAACGGGTGTTACCGTTTAGGTTCATCTCCGCGATGTAATTTAAGAACCGGCTGCCGACGCCAGCGCCTTGCCACTCGGGCATGGTAACCAGCCTCGTGCAGCGATAGCCGCCCGACTCGAACTTCGGGCAGACCACCACATGGCAAGCGAGCTCGCCGTCAACGACGCCGATATAATGCTCGGCTGCCACCGGTTCCGGGAGGTCTAAATAATAATGCTGCTTAAAAAATCGCCAGTAACTTCTGTCGACCTTCCAAATGTCCAGCTTGATATCGGGTCGTCGAAGACGCACCCGTTTGAAGTCTTTCGTCTTGGTGTCGATAATCCAGTCCGGCTGTATCCACTCAAGTATGTCGTAATGAGGGGTCAGGAGCACGACCTTTCCGGTCGGGTTGTTCCTGCGCCACGACTTCTGAAATGCCTGGCTTCCGATCCGCGCGATTTGACGGTCAATTACACTCGTGAACTCGTCAATGACTATCTCTTGAGGCTTTTCACAGATAATTCTTGCAAGCCCCGCACGGAACTGCTCGCCGTTCGAAAGCACCCGGAACGGACGGAGCCAAGCCGGAACATCGCCGAGGCCAACATTGGCCAGCGCACCGGTTACGGCATTAAAGTCACCCTCCGGAGCTATCTCGTCGATGATGGGTTTGTCAGGATCCCAGCCGTCGTGATAATCGTAAATCTTGTCCTCGCCGAAAATGATCCGGCCGATAGACGTCTTACCTGATCCGGAAGGCCCCACGACCACGCCGATATTCCAGTCACCTGATAGGTCGGCGTCGATTTCCAGATCAAAGTTGCATCCGCTCTCCGCATTAAAAAGCGACTTCACACGCGCGGCGCGGTAGCTGTTAAAATCGCTTACCCTGTTATGCACCGCTATTTTCATGTCGTCACCACCTTGCATTCATAGCCGTCGGCGACGAGCTTGTTATAGACTTTTTCCTGCTCGGCTTCGTCAGAGCAGAGGACTATCACGCCATATTGCTCGTGATAAGTGAAGCCCGGAGTCGTGTCTGTTTCGTCTCCGGTTTCGTCATCATAGCCCCCCCCCGCT